AGGATTTTCTTTTGAATATTGTGTATTCTTATAAACATTGGCTGGATTGTTTGGATTGTCTGTATATAATGTTTTCATCAACTCTTCAGCACCGTCCAAATCTCCTTTATTTAATAAGTGTTGTACTTGATTAGCTATATCGTTAACTTCTTTCTCTGCTTGTAATTTACCTTTTTCTATATTTGATTGTATTGACTTGTAATTAGGTGATAATGATTTCGCTCGAGCGTCTGCATATTCTTTTGAATATTCTTTAACTAACATTTCTTTGACTCTTTTATTTAAACTTTTTTTCAAGATAGTCTCCTGTTTACTTTCATTATGTTTTTCCCCAACTGGGTGTGGTAATGGATTATCTGGTCAGGTGTGAAGTTCTGTTTCTTCTACACTTTCTTCCTTTTCCCATTTTTTAGCCATCTCTGGTTCATTTGCCCACATCCATCGTCTTTGTTTTTCAGACTTAAAAGGCATCTTATCCTCTTATAATTTCGTCAATTATATTTTCAACTTTACAATCGTGACAACACACACCATCTCTTGTTCCAACACTTTCATTTATTTTACCTTCATTTGCCGGTGCCATAAATGCTCCGTGTGTAGATGGATTTGATACAAAATCAAATGCTATAAGTTCAAAATCTGGTTGTACTTGTTTTATATCATCACTACTAGCATCACTATCGTCTTCTTTAATTTCTTTTACAGAACCTAAACCACGAGATGATATACCAAGTTTAATACCTGATTTAAATAATTCTTTTAAGATGTTACCAGCTGGTGTTCCTAATACTTCAACCGTCCCAACTAAGTCATCATCATTCCAATGCATTTCTAATACATTATGTGATGCATTGTTTAAATTTACAACAGAAGAATCTGGATGGTCTAATTCACCCAAAGCTCTTCTTTCAGCTATATTAACATCTGAATATTTTTTAGCTTCTCTCATAAGAGTTTCTCTTGGATATACTCTACCATTTTGATTTTTTGCTTCTGCTCTTTGTAGTACTCCTTTTACAATTAATCTACCATCGTTTTCTGATATAGATTCATTTATAGCTTCTCTTGATATTTCAAATGGCATATAATCAACTAATAATTGTTTACTCATTATTTAACTCCTGTATATACAAATGTTACATCACCAGTTTTACTATCAAGACCGTCCCACGCTACAGGTTGAATATCTAATTTAACTGGACCCGAATCTCCATCAAGAATTGAACCTGTTGTATATGTAGATACACTACCAGACTGATATGCGAACATATAAGTACCGGCGTTATTTACTACTATATAATTAGGCTTATCTACAATTGTTTGTTCAGCTGGTGTAGTTGCATAATTATATGTTTCAGTAAAATTGGGGGTATTTGGTACCATTTTATTACTATTATTTGGGTCTTTTTTATAAGACATTATATTCTCCTATATTCTGTTCCAAGAGTTTCGTTTCAACCAAATATCTCTAAACATATTGTTAATTATTTCTTTAACAATTTTTCTTACTTGTTGAACATCTTGTGTATCTAATGATTCTTTAATGTTTTCTTTTTGTTCTCCCATTCTTAGGACATCTTTTAAATACCTATCTGGTATATTTAATTTATCTGCTATATCTTCAGGAGCCCAGCCTTTATCATATAAAGCTTTAATTGTTTTTTTATGTTTCCATAATTTTTTGTATTTATCTTTTCCTTCTTTAATTTTTTTCTTTTTCTGTTTTGGATTGAAAGCCATCGGAGTCATATACTCTCCACCTACTGAAGCTGTTGAGTTCATTTCTTCTAAATCTTCTTCTTCCGTAGTTGTATATCTTGGTCGTTCTTTCATACTGGCTATTTTTTTTCTTTGCAAAGCTTTAGCAGCATCTTCAGGTGTTTTATTATCCCCCCAAAGTTCATCTTGATATATAGTAATCGTAGGAGGCTTTCTTCTGGGTTTAGTATAGCCAGGACCCGTCATTGTTTCCTCTCTTAAAATTTCTTTTATCTTATTTTTTAATTGACTTTTTGTCACTTTTCTTTAATTCCTTTAATAGTTCCATATATCTCATTGTTTGTAAGACATCAGAATCTTTTACAAATTGTGATTTATTTTTTATACCACAAAATTCGTTAATAGAATTTATAGCTTCATTCATTTTAATTTTTACTACTTTGTCCTTTAAAACATTTTTATGATTAATTAAATCTCGTTTCAATTCTTTTATAATTTTTGTCAAAGTTTTTTTAAGAGAATTAGTATTTGAAACATTATTAATATATTCTCTCAATAACCCTTTTTGCTGAAGATTTAATTTAGAATATTTTTTATTAAATTTCTCTAAAAGAGTTTTGTAAGTTAATATTCTTAATTCCGGATTTTCAGGTATCGTTACTCCACCGAAAGATTCTGTTAATTTAATAGTATCTTCTTTTGTAGTCACATGCTCTACTATATTAAAAAACGATTCTGTTTTATCTTCTGGTTTTAAAGAATCTGCATATTCAAATAATTTATATATAGAAGCATAAGTTTTATAATTTTTAACTTTTGATGCGAAAAGTTCTTGAACATTATAACCTTCTTTAAGAGATTTAATTAAATTATATTTTTCTCTTTTAAGTTTTGTTTTGTTTAATTTTCCTCGCTCGTTTAAAACTTCATTTATAAAATATTCCGCCCGTTTATCGTCATTAAATTTTTTCGTTATTAACGCGTTATATAGTGCTAACTCTTTACCTAATTCAGATTTATCATTAAACCTTTCTTTTATAAAATTTAAGGCAGTAGAATTATCATCTTTGTTTAGCACATCCGTAGTTATTTGTCTGAGTAGAAATTCAAACAATAAACCCGTATTACGGACTTTTGAATGTTTAACTTTAGCATGCATTCCTGTGTCTCCGTCTTTTATGTATATATTTATTCATATATAAATATAACTTTTTTAATAAATTATTTAAAATAAAATCGTTATTCTTCATCTATTATGGATTCTTCACTTAACATTTGTTTAGTTGCAATATTTCCAAATTGTTTTTTTAAAGAATCTAGTAAACTACTCTTCCCATCTAAGTTTTTTTCTACACCATCAGCTGCTAGAATTGTACCACCTTTACCGACAGCTAGTGGAGAACCACCTTTAAATTCTCGTTTACCCCAATGTTGTTTTTCATATTTCATCGCATCTGTTAAATCAGAAGCTTTATATTCATTCCCATATTCTTTTTCACCTGTACCACTTCTTCTATCACCACCATGTTTTCCTTTTCTTCTCGCCGCACCTTCTCTTTCATCATCTGTTGGTGGTCCTGTTGGTGGTTGTGTTGCAGGGTCTTGACCACTTTCTCCGATAGCCATTATTCTAAATTGTTCTTTTGTATCCATTAAAATTTGTTGATAAATTTTTCCCTTATCTTCATCATTTAAATCAAATATATTATCATAAACCCATTCACGAGACATAAGTTTTGTACCCATTAATTGTTCTGCTATTTGAGTTTGTTGTGCTAATAATTCTAATTTTTCTTGTTGATGTATCATCGATGGATTCGTTAATTGTAACTCAAAATCTATTAAATCCGCATCATCAAATCCTTGTGTATATAAATGAACAATAGCAATCTTTTCAAGTTCAGCACATACAACTTTTTGTAGTCTTTCAATCGTTCTTGCAAATCTTACATCTTCAGCTGCTAATGTAGCTTTTGAACCTATATTTTCATCATATCCAAGAAATGCTCTCGGTACTTTTAAAGCTGCAAGTAATTTACTTCTCAAATATTCTATATCTTGAATCGCACCTTCATTAGGCAATCCAGGTAATGTTTCTATGTTAGTACCACTATCACCACCACGAACTGGTAAAAAATAATCTTCTGTTACTGATTCTATATTGTAACGAAGATTGTATTCACCTGTAGCTTGGTCAATTACTGGTATTTTTTTCATTTTATTAATAACCTGTTGCATAAAGTTTTCTACTTCATTTGGAGGTATATTTCCTATATCAATTCTAAATATTCTTTTTTCTGGTGCTCTCATAATTCTGTGAATCAACATAGCGTCTTCCATAAGAGTTAATTGTTTCCAAGTCTTACGAGCTCCTTCTAACATAGACTTACCATAAGGTAAAAAGTTTGCATCTCCGTATAATCTGAAATGAGCCATTTCATATGATTGAATCATTCCTTTACCATCTTTATCACCTGTGTGTCTGCCTCGTGTACCGCTAGTTCCACGACCAGTACCTGTTTGGTCTAAAACTTCAAACTCAACTTTTTTAGGGTCTTTCTCATCGTGTTCTTCCATCCTAACTACATCATAAACAGACAATGGTCTAGCGTTAACAATACCATGTTTATCAAGTATATCTAATTGTAAAAAGAAGTCACCGTATTTAGTCATATTACGAATCCAAGGCCATAAATTAAATTCTATATTTAATATATCATAATATAAATTGTGTAATATTTTATGTATTTTTGGATTATTAGTTTTAATCTTTAATATTCTATTTTCAACATTATCAACCGTAGATTCATCTGAATATATATCTAATGCAGAAGAAATAAGTGGGTCTGCATCCATTAATTCATAGTCTTTAAATAGTTCTTTCCTCTGTGCATCATATGCATTTTTAGCATTTTCTCTTTTAGCCCAACCAGAACCCCAAGACGAGCCTTGTGTATTAAACAAACGATTATATCTATCTATAAAATTTGATGTCAATCCAGCCTGCATCATATCGACATCTTTAACTTTTACTTGTCCGTCTGGTGTTTTTCTAACTACTATCTGACTCGAAAATAATTTTCCTAGTCTGTTAAATATATTTTCATTCTGTGCCATTTTTACCTCTTTTTATTTATCCTAATAACCACGATAAGTCTTCCTTATCTTTTTTTCCTATATCCATCTCAAATGGATTTTTATCTTTTGGATGACTTTTCTTAAAGCCAGCCGCCTCATTTGATTTTGCATTACCATTATGTTCTAGTAATGCATTCATAGTTTTCCATTGTTGTTCGTTTTTATCTTTTTGTAATCTCAAAGCAGTATCTCTAATCCAAAGAGCTATTGAATAAGACATAACCAAATCATCGTTATAACCTCTCATCGCCTCCGCCTTTGCATTTGTTATACCAGTCTTATAAATAAAAACAAATAATTCATCAATTAATCTATTTGAGTGAAGTTTTACTAATTTTTCTCTTGTATATTCTTCCATTTTCGCTATCACTAATGGACGAGTTTTTGTTGTTGTTGAAAAGCCAGGAATCATACTTCTATCTTGAGCTCTGTATTTATTATTTATTTGATGTTCTGTATCAACAACTTGTAAATCTTTTGATTGATAGAATAGATTCTTATATCCTCTATCAATAATAGTTTGTATTGTAGCCCAACCGATATTGTTGTTCTCAACTACTAATAACGCATCATTATATTTTGTAGCCAAGTCAATTAAAAAATGGCCATAATCTGTTGTAGATAATTTACCTTTATATTCTGCTACTTGTTCCATATCTTCAACATCAAACACCTGACAAGCTGAGAAATCACTACCATCTCCACGAGAAACATCAGCAACAACTATATATTCTTTTGTATAATCAGGTTGTCTCCATATCCATAAATTTCTATCTACCCCCTGTTCTTCCACAGGAACTTCAACTAATGTATCTTTATACCAAGTTAATATTTGTGGATCAACTACAGATTGTCCAGAAGTAAGAAAGTCAGCATCACATTCTTGAGCAGCTTGTGAAGGTCCTAATACCTTATCTTGTTCTTTTCTCCAAGTTTCATCTCTGTCTGGATGGTCTGTCCAATGAAGTTTTATCGCATTGAACTCATTTGTACCATCTTCAGAACCAACCCATTGTTGATGAAACCAATTACCCACACCATTAGGTGTTGAAAGAGCAATACAATTACCACCAGTAGCT